GTCGGTCTTCTAGGTCAAGGTTCAAGTGGAGCAGCTACTGGAAATCTTTCCGGTTCTAGTGGTGCTGGTGGAAATGGTGGTTCAGGCGGAGCAAACGGTACAACTTCTTCTGGTGGTGCCGGTGGACCTGGTGGTAATTACGGTGGAGGTGGTGGAACTGATGAAGATGATTCATTTAATGATGGTGGAAGAGGTGGAATTGGAGCAGTTCGAATAATCTGGGGAGCTGGAAGAGCATATCCGAGTACCAATACCGCAGATGTATAAATACTCTATTAATATAAGGAGTTATTCATGGCAGCGCCAACAACACGAGCAGAATTTAAAGAATATTGCCTTAGAAGACTTGGAAAACCCGTTATTGAGATTAACGTAGATGAAGATCAGGTAGAAGATCGCGTAGATGATGCATTAAGGTATTATTGGGACTATCACTTTGATGGTTCAGAAAGAACATTTTACAAATATAGAGTTCAAGGAAACGAAAGTTTAACAGCCGTAGCAAATGTTTCTGTTGCAAACGGTGGAACATCCTATTCAAATTCAGATACTGTAGTATTTACACCAGTTTATGAGGCACAAGGATCAGGCGCAACAGCTAATGTTGTTACTGATGCTAATGGTACAATTTCATCTATTACAATGACCGCTAATGGAAGTGGTTATGATGTAGCACCAACAGTTACAATTACAACAAGTACAGGTTCAGGTGCTTCACTCACAGCAAACTTGGGTGACGGGTCGATAACGCTACCAAATAACATCATCGGCGCTGTTAGGCTATTTTCGATCGGTGACCCTTCAGTACGTTCTGATGATCTTTTTAATATAAGATATCAGATTGCATTAAATGACATGTATACATTGACATCTGTTTCAATGGTTCCATATTATACAACAATGGAACATCTTTCATTAATTACTGAGCTTTTAGTAGGTAAACAACCTATTCGATTTAATCGACATAAGAATCAAGTCTTTGTTGATATGAATTGGGGCAGTGTTGCAGTAGGAGAATATCTACTTATTGAAGCATATAAAGTAATCGATCCAGCAACATATTCAGAAGCATGGGCAGATCATTGGTTAATGAAATACGCAACGGCGTTAATTAAACGTCAATGGGGATCAAACTTAACTAAGTTTGTTGGTATGCAACTTCCTGGAGGTGTACAGTTTAATGGTGAAAAGATATATGATGATGCTGTACAAGAAATACAAACACTAGAACAGGAAATGATAACGAACTACAGTCTTCCTGTCATGGATATGATTGGATGATAGATGACAACAAATTTCTTCTTCAATAATTTTACAAATTCACAAGAACAACTTTTAATTGAAAACTTAATTGTAGAAAGTATTAAGATCTATGGTCAAGAAGTTTATTATTGTCCACGTATAACACCTGATAAAGATGATGTTTATGGTGAAGACAATATATCTAAGTTTAATAGTAACTATCTTGTTGAGATGTATATTAAAAATGTTGAAGGATTTGAAGGTGAAGGAGATATTCTATCACGATTTAATGTTGAGATAAGAGATCAAATGACACTTACTCTTGCAAGAAGAGTATTTGAAAATGAGATTGGAAATAGTACAGGAGATACAAGACCTTTAGAAGGTTCATTAATTTATTTTCCATTAAACAAAAAAATCTTTCAAATTAAATTTGTAGAACATGAATCAATATTCTATCAAATGGGTTCATTACAAGTTTATGATCTTGTTTGTGAATTATTTGAATATAGTAATGAAAGATTAAATACTGGAATTGCTGAGATTGATAATATTCAAAGAGATTACAGTCTTGGTCTTGAAACATATGGTTTAGAAACATCAAATGGTTTACAATTACTCAACTCTGGTGGATTCTCATTACTAAGAACTGGATATGACTTTAGCACACAAGCTAATGATGCTCTTGAGGATAATGTAGAGATACAAACAGAAGCTGATGATTTCTTAGACTTCTCAGAAACTGATCCATTTAGTGAAGGTACATACTAATGTTTGGAAAAACCTTTTATCACGGATTAATAAGAAAGTATGTTATACTTTTTGGCACTTTATTTAACAACATTTATATTAATCGAAAAGCAAGTTCATCTACAGATGCAGGATACACACAAACAATAAAAGTTCCATTATCATATGGACCAAAAGAAAAGTTTCTTGCAAGAGCTGCAGTTGATCCAAGTTTAAATCGACCAATTGCTGCAGTATTACCAAGAATGAGTTTTGAATTTACAAATATTGTTTATGCACCTGAAAGAAAGCTTTCAACAATACAAAAATTAGTAAAGGTTGATCCTGCAGATCCACAAAAATTAAAGTATCAATATAATCCAGTACCATATGACTTTAACTTTGGATTATCAATTATGGTAAAGAATGCAGAAGATGGTACAAGAATTTTAGAACAGATTATGCCATACTTTACACCTGAATGGACAAGTACAGTTAACTTAATTCCTGATATGGATTTAAAGTTTGATATTCCAGTTACAATACAGGCTGTAAATTATTCAGATACATATGAAGGTGATTTTGAAACACGAAGAGCAGTTATTTGGGATTTAGATTTTCTGTTAAAAGGATATCTATTTGGTCCAATTAAATCAAGTAAGGTTATTAATCTTGCAAACATTCAAATGTATGTTTCAAAATCTACACCAGTTACAAATGTTACTGCAGCAGAAGAAAGAGTAAAGATAACTCCAGGATTAACAGCAAATGGAACAGCAACATCAAATGCTTCTGCATCAATAGCAAGATCTTTAATTGAAGCAGATGATGATTTTGGATTTATTACTGAATTTGAAGGAATAGATAATGAGTGATGATATAGGAGATTCTTTAGGTGTATCACCTATGGATTTTGGAAAAAGAAAACCAATTACAATAAATCAAAGAGAACCAGATCAGGATTTTGAATATACACGAGAAAATTTAATGCATGTTATCGAACGTGGTAGAGATGCATTAGATGAATTAATAGGAATAGCACAACAATCACAGCATCCAAGAGCATACGAAGTCATATCAACACTAATTAAAACACTTTCAGATACAAATAAAGATTTGTTAGAATTAAGAAAGAAAGATAAAGATTTAAAAGATACAAAAGAAGTTGCACAGACAATTAATAATAATCTTTATCTTACTACAAGCGAATTACAAAAGTTGATTGATAAAAGTAATGCAGAATAATCCAGGTAAAGTTTACAATTCAAATGCAAACTTAAAAGCTGCAAATGTTCCTATTCAGTATACAAAAGAACAAGTTGAAGAATTTTTAAAGTGTAGCAAAGATCCAGTTTATTTTATTCAGAATTTTTGTTACATTGTATCATTAGATGCTGGATTAGTTAAATTTAATCTCTATGATTGTCAAGTTGAAAAGGTAAAAACTATTCATGACAATCGTAAAGTTATTTTAATGGAAGGAAGACAACAAGGAAAAACAACGGTTTGCGCAGCATATATCTTATGGTATACGTTGTTTCAAGGTAGTAAAACAGTAGCAATACTTGCAAATAAAGCAACTGCAGCAAGAGAGGTCATGTATCGATATCAATTGATGTATGAAAATCTTCCATTGTGGTTACAACAAGGTGTTACTGTATGGAATAAAGGTGATATAGAACTTGAAAATGGTTCTATAGTATTTACAGCGGCAACAAGCGCTTCTGGTATTCGTGGTAAATCAGTTAACTTATTATATGTTGACGAGGCTGCGATAATACCAAATGGTGTTGCTGAACAGTTTTTTACTTCTGTATATCCAACAATTTCCGCGGGTAAGACGACAAAGATTATTCTTTCATCGACACCCTTAGGTTATAACCATTTTTGGAAGTTTTGGAATGATGCAGAAGAAAAAAGAAACGATTTTGTTCCAATGTTCATACATTACTCTAAGATACCAGGTAGAGATGAAAAATGGGCAGACGAACAAAGAAGACAGTTAGGTGAATTAAAATATAATCAAGAGGTATTGTGTAAATTTTTAGGATCTTCATTGACACTTATTCATGCAGATTGTATTGGAAAA